ACGAATAGCGATGCAATGGCTTTTACATCACGACCAATACGCGAGCATTGTCGACCGACACGACGAACTCGTTAGCGTTGCGCTTAAATCTAATGCGGCCGTCGCTGAGTTTTTCGGCGTAACCGAAGAGGCCGCCGCCGCCGCTCGAGCCGAAGGGGAGTCGACCGCTGTACGCCTCGACGTTAGCGAAGGCGTCGCAAACATTTCGGTACGCGGCCCGCTGCTAAACAAACCTTCGTGGGTTTACGATTTGTTCGGCATCGTCTACAGCGATTACCAAACTATCAGCGCGCAAGTAGAAGAGGCGAACGCGTCGGACAAAGTCGACCGCGTCGTGTTGGACGTCGACTCCCCCGGCGGCATGGTGCTAGGTGCGTGGGAGGCCGCCGACGTCGTGCACGCATCGGCGAAGCCCGTGCACGCGCAAGTGCGAGGTATGGCGGCGAGTGCCGGCTACTTGCTCGCGTCGCAAGCCGACACCATCGCCGCGACAAGTCGAGGCGACCAAATCGGGAGCATCGGGGTAGCGACCGAACGCTACATTTCAAACCGTCGGGTTAGCATCGCTAGCACCGACGCCCCACGCAAGCGACCCGACGTCGCGTCACCCGAAGGGGTCGGCATGGTGCGACGGGAACTCGACGACCAACACGACCTTTTTGCCGACGCCGTCGGACGGGGCCGCGGGGTATCGAGGGCAACCATCGACGCCGACTTCGGGCAAGGTGGGGTGCTACTGGCCGGCGAGGCCGTGCGCGTAGGCATGATTGATTCGCTAGAGGGGCCCGCGCTAGGGGCCGTTGCGGGCCCGGCTTGCCCTGTGGTCGCCACGGGTGCTAGCGTTTCGGCCATGAACAAGGCGACGTTACGTGCCGACCACCCCGAACTGTACGCGGAGGTCGTCGCAATCGGCGCCGCCGACGAGCGCGCGCGGGTGCTTGGGCATATCGAGCTAGGCGAAGAGGTCGACAATTTGTCGGTCGCCGCCGAGCAAATCAAAGAGGGCAAAGCGGTTACGGGTACCCCGTACTACAAAGCCCAATTGAACCAAAACCGAATCGCCGCACGCGGCGAGGGAACCCCGGCCCCTCTCGGCGCCCCGAAGCCCACCGCGGGCGTCGAGGACGACCTTGAAATGTGGACCGACGCCGCGCGGGCTAACGGCACCATCGTCGACCCGAACGGACCCGGAGGAAATTAAGTCATGGTTGCTACACTCGATATCGACATCACGCCCGCGATTACCGAACAAGGATTTTCGGAAGAGGGAACTTTTATTTCGCTCGCCGCCGAAACATACGTCGCCGGCACCGTGCTTGGTCGCGTTACCGCGTCGAACAAGTGGACCCCGTATGTGTCCGGCGCTGCCGATGGCAGCGAAGTCCCTAAGGCTATCCTTATGGCCGACGTCGTCGCCACGGGCGCCGCTCAAGACATTCCCCTTTTCGTTATGATTTCGGGTCGCACGAAGTCGTCACTTACCATCGCGCACGGGGTCGGCCCCGTGACCCTTGCCGAAGCCGACGCGTTGCGTAGTTACGGCATCATCGTTCAGCCCGTTACCGAGCTGAACATTTACGACAACAGCTAATCGCTAGTCGCCAGACACGAGAGAAAACATCATGCCTATTGACGCAAAGCGACAAGCATTTTTTCAGACCTTCGAGGAGCAGCGCGAAGCTACCAGTTTCTTGCAACGGCTTTTCAAGGTGCGCCCAGGTAATCAGTTTTTGACTGAGACGGTGCACATCGACATCGTCCGGTCAAAGAACCCCGTAGCGATTCCGGTCACACCCGGGAGCCCCACGAACATGGCGGGCCCCCGTCTGAACAAAGCCGACCGATTCTCGAACAAAGAGTTTGTGCCGGCCGACTACAACGAAGGGCAGGCCGTGCAGATGCAAGACGTGCTCAAGCGGTACGCCGGAACCAACCCTTTCGAGGTGCCGCAATTCCGCCGCGACTTGCTCGCGCGAATCATGCGAACGTCTGCCAAGATTGGCAAAAAGTTCGTGCGCGCCGCGGAGCTTCAAGCGTCGCAGGTCTTGCAAACCGGTGCCCTCGACCTAGTCGACGCGAACGGCGTCACCATCTACAGCGAAGACTTTTTGCCGAAGGCTACGCACTTGATTACTGCCGGCGTTCCGTGGGCAACCGTGACCGCGCCGGTGCGTCAAGACTTGCTCGACATGGCTCGAGTTATTCGCGTCGACTCAGGTATCGACTCGAAGCTAGTAATCATGGGCGAAGACGCCTTCGAGAACTTTCTAAAGAACGACGAAATTAAAGACAACTTGAACTTTCGTCGGGCCGACGTTATCTCGATTGCGCCGCAACTCATGGATTCGGGCGCGACCTTGCAAGGTCGTATCTCTATCGGAAACTACAAGTTCGAGATTTGGACGTACTCGGGATTCTTCGACCACCCCGACACCGGCGTCGCTACCGACTACATCGACAAAGACAACGTCATTATGTTGAGCGACCGAACCCGCCTCGACAAGTTGTCGTCGGCACCCGACCTCGCCATCGTCAAAGACGGCCGGCTTACACAGTTCGAGCCCGGCCGACTTATGGGCGGCGAGATTGACGTCACCCCGCACGTCTGGATTAGCGAAAATCTCAAGACGCTCAACGTGGAACTTGCCGGCCGCTTCGTCATGGCGCCCACGCAAATTGACGGCTTCGCCCGTCTTTACACCGGCGTCTAAGTCGGCACCGGACACCGCGCGCCCCGTACCCCTCGAGGGGTCGGGGCTTCGGTGGTAGAGGCAAGCCATGGCAAAATCCCGCTCGAAGAAAACCAAACCGCCCGCCGCCGCATCGCTCGCCGACGACGCCGCCGCCGCGGCATCGGCGGCCGTTGCCGAACTCTCCCCCTCTGCACTTGACGACGCCGCCGCCGCTGCCGCCGCGACCGTCGCCGCCGCCGCCGCCGAAGCGAAGGCCGCCGCCGATAAGGCCGCCGAAGTCGCCCACGCGCAAGCGCTACTCGACGCGAAGGCCGACGAAGAGCGGCTAGCGTCTGCAAAGATTGAGGCCGACAAAGCGACCCGCGACGAAGCGGCCGCAATCAAGGCCGCCGACGACGCGAAGGCCAAAGCCGCCGACGCGGTAGCGAAGGCGAACGCCGCCGCGCTCAAAGCCGAATCGGCATCCTCAAACCGCGCCCGCAAATCGCTCGCCGTCGCCGACTACAAAGCCGGCGTTAGCTACAAAGTCGCGGCCGGCGTGTCTATCACTTCCCTTCGTGGCATCCTCAAACCCGGCGACCCCATCGACGCTAGCAGCTTCAAAGACGGCGCGGCCGCTATGAAACGCCACGTCGAGTCGCGCGCCGCTGTCATCGCCGACTAGATGGCAGGGCTACGCACGCAAGCTGAAGCCGACCTAGCGTTTATCGTCGAAGACGATGTCGCCGGGTTTGGCTGGCCTATCGTGCTCACTAGCCCCGCCGACGTCGCTACGCCGCTCGTCGCCATCACGACTAACACCATGGATATGTCGGACCCCGACACCGGCACCGGTGTCGCCGTGCGTCGTAACAGCGTCGCAGTGCGCACGTCGTCGCTCCCCGGCACGACCCCGGCCGACTACCCCGTCGCCATCGCCGACCCGGCCTCGAAGCCGTGGCGGGTCTCCTACGACGACTTGCGCGGCAACTCTCACATTTACCGGGTGCGAGACACCGAACCCGACGACACCGTCGGCGTTATCGTCTTGCACCTCGAGCCTTGGACCCCATGACGGCCACAATCGAGACACTGATAACGGGGGTCGATACCTCCGAAATCATCGGCGACCGTATCGCCGAAATCTTGGTCGACGAACTTGCAAACCAAGTTGTGTTAGCTACGGCCGCCGGTCCCCCCGTCGACCCCCTCGACTATACCGGCGTCGTGTACCGCGAACGGTGGCGCCCGTGGGAACAGTGGCTAAACAACGAAGACAACGCGCGGCTACCGTTTATCGTTAACGTGACGCAGATTTCGCAGCACCTCGACCAATCGCGTAGCAACAACGCGCAGCGGCAATGCTTTACCGGCGTCTATAACCTCGACATTTACGCGGGCGGTCGGGCGCAAGCCGACGGCACCGGGCAGATACTCGCCGACGAAGACGCGAAGCTACAGCGAAGCCTAGCGGCCCGACTTGTGCGCAAGATTTTGTCGGCGCCCGGCAATATCTACTTGCGCGACGAGCCCCCCGTCGGCAAGAAAACCCGCGAATTTGTGAGCGGCTCGAGGTTCCCCGACTTCGAGTTTTTCACCGAAGCCGTCGAGGACCTACCCGCCCAAAGCGTCAAGGCGTTGCGCGCGGCCTTCGAGGTCGACTACAACGAATATAGCCCACAAACCGTGGGAGACACCCTAGAGCTATCCTCGCTTGACCTTTGCACCCAAGACCCGGTTACGGGTTTGGTCAAGCTCGCCGCCGAAGTCGATATACCGTACCCTCTACCCTAGCAGGAGCCCCGACCCATGCCCATTTCTACCGCTGTATCAGCCGCCCGCGTCGCCCGCGTCTTGGGCATTCTTGCAATCTTCCAAGACTTGCGCGGCGGGTCCGCTGTGTTCTTGCCCCCGCGTATCGCGGTGCTTGGGCAAGGCAACACCGCGTCGACCTATGCGTCGGCAAAGGTCACGCTTTCAAACGGCGCCGCCGAAGCGGCCTCACTGTATGGCTTCGGCTCGCCGATTCACGCCGCCGTGCAGCGTCTGTTGCCCGTGACCGGCGACGGCGTCGGGTCGACGCCCATTACCATTTACCCGTTGCAAGACGGAACGACGCCGGCCGAAAAAACGATTACCCCGTCGGGCGTGCCTACCGAAGACTTTGTCGCGAGCGTCAAGTTGGGCGGGCGTCAATCGCAAAATATCGCTATCCCCGCGGGGTCGACGGTTGCCCAAATGGTTACGCTTATCTTTGCGGGCATCAATGGGACGCTTGACATGCCCATGCTAGCGACCGACGACACGACCGAAGTAACGTGCACCGCGAAGTGGGGCGGCTTGTCGGGCAACGACATTACGGCGGAGATTACCGGCGGCGCGACGGCGGGCACTTCGTTCGTTATCGCCGACACCGTCGCCGGCGCGGGCGACCCTATCCCCGCCGATATCACGACCATTTTGTCGGAGATGGGTAACGTCTGGG